GTGTCCATTTCGCCATTTAAAAAAGCATTGGATGATTCATTGCGCTTTTGGATGCGTTGGGCGGTTTTTGCGTTGACGAATCGTGCTCCCCTGGAGGCATTGCATGATGAGCAGCATGAGACAAGGTTGCTTCGGTCGTATGGGTCACCACCACGATCTAACTCAATGACATGATCAACCTGGGTCGCTTGTGTCCGCTTGCCTTTGAGCCTGCACCAATGGCAGTCACCATCCTCCTCGAGAACTAGCCGGCGTACTTCCTTCCAGCGTTTGGTGTTATAGATCGGATTACCTGCCATGAAGCTCCATGCCGATTAGGCATCCGCATTTCTCTAGGTCTAGGCCCTTGATGACTCGCCATCCTGTGTCTCGGCATTGTCCACAGGCTGAGTGATCTGCTATGTGAGTACGCGTAGGGACGAGACAATCTGAGTCTTTGTTAATTAGTTCTTGATATACATCGGTATTATCCCCGTCAGGATTATCCCCACGAGGTGCGACCTGCGGTGATGTGTTTCTCACAGCCTTATCCACACGCTGTGGAGTATCGAAGACGAGGGTGTCATAGCACCACTTACCGCCTTCGTCCTGATACCTTCGGCGCTTTATATAGCCACAGTTTTCCAGCTCTGTCATCGCTGTCCTAATGGCATCTATGCCCTCGCGCTTCACGCTCGCCAAGTGTCTCGTGGAGGTTCTCCAGTTGTCAGGCTTTGACAGGACGAAGATGAGGACTGCTGTGGCCTTGAAGGTGAGACGCGAGTCTTCAATGATCTCGTTCCTGATCTGAGTCCAGTTTGACTCTGGTCTTGGCGCTCTATAGATGCTCATACGATGTCATCCATTGTGACGCGCTTACCGGCACGATAGGACTGATAGCCGGCGACAGTACCGTCCACGATGACCTTGACATATCGGTCAAGATGCTGATCCTGGTTGAGAAGCGTCAATACGACCGAAGGATTGGTCTCAAGCTGCTTCGCTTGTTTCTCGGTCAGTAGTCGAGGTTGTCCTACTCGGAACATGGTGATCACTTGATACTGGATCATGCTCCGAGCCTCGTCCAGTTGTTCTCAATCAGTGTCTCGGCGAACATGACGCTCTTTGATCGGGCTTGAATGAAGATGCCGTCAATGGTCAGATACTCGCATTCGTCGCCAGCTGTACGAAGAGCGAATACATGGATGTAGTAACGGTCCTCTTCATTGGCTTTAAAGAGGATTCGAATCGGGCGGATGGGTTGCATCCATTCCGAAGTTGGTCGAGTGTCGGGGTTCATTGGGCTTCTTCTTTCTGTTGTAGTGACTTGAAATGTTTGAGTGTGGCGCTCGGCGGTGCGAGCTGTGAGATCGGTATCAGGTTCGTGTCGAAGGTGAAATAGCGACCATTGGCGACTTCGTTACCGTCCGCATAGTGGCGCATCATTGGAGAGCCTTGTAGATGCCTCTCCGAGAGCCTCCAGAACTTGTCCCAGGAGCATCCACCGAGCAGATAGACAGCCTCTGGTCTGCCGGCGACATATTGGAGATGTGTGAAGAAGTAGAAGTCTGATCTCTCAGTGTTCTCGGTACGCGATTCCGCGATCACGCGATAGTGCAGCTCTGGAAGTGTTGAGACCTTCTGAGTTTTGACTTCGACTGTCTGCCCTGAGTACAGCTTGAGATCTGATGAGCGTCCCTCATTCTTGAAGATGAGGAGATCGTTGTTCCAGCAGTAGTCAATGACAGCGATCTCACCGAGAGCGCCGATCAGAAGGTTCTCGTCTGTGTACTGTCCCGAGTCCTTCAAGGTCTGATGAGAGTCGTCCACAAGCGTCCAAGCCTCAGCGATCAGACGATCGGTGACTTGCACTCGAATCATCAGAACGCTTCCCCTTCGGTCATCTTCTTAGACTTCAGATCGGTAACCAATGTCTCAAAAGCGACACGATTAGACGGAACCTCGCCGGCATAGCCGAGAGCTCTGAGGAGTCGTCGCTGACCTTCGGAAGCCTCCCAAGGCTTCGCTGGTTTCTCGTCCTTCTGACGATTGATGACTTCCTCCAATGAGGCCATCTTCGGGAACGACATCATCAAACCTGCCAAGCGTCCAAGACAACTCGTGGAAGCGTTCATCTGCTCGCTATCACGCGTGAACGAGGTCTTACCTGGGAACGGCTCAAAGCAGGTCGCTTGACATGGAAGCGGATCGTCGGGAGTTCGCCAAGCCTGCATCGTCACCGAGATAAATGTCTTGTCACCGATCGTGACGATCTCTGGGCGATGCTCCTTGATGCGAAGCTCAGGCCACTTCTCGAGTAGAGCTGCAAAGCGTGTCGGGACATCAATGTAATTACTGAGATCCATATCGTTGAGCCTCCTCATACTTCTCAATTACAGCGGTGAGGCTTGTATGTGGGCCGTGCTCGGGATCAGTGCTCGGAGCGTAGAAGTCAATGAGATGATCGTAGAGATCCATACTCATCGTCTCCCAGAACCTGATGCGCTTGTCTCGAATGCTCAGACGAAGCTCAAGGTCGGCGATGTGCTTTTCCTGCTCTCTGATCGTCTGAACCATACCGTCGGGGTCGTTCATTGGATAATCCTTCCTAGTGGGATAATCCGACCTTACCTGATGGGTGTGTCAGAGTGGAGCATCCCTCGGCGCTGATTCTCCGATGTGCCTCCCCAAATACCTGGGAGGGCTCGGTACTCAAAAGACAGCGCATACTTGAGACAGTCTTCAATGACCGGACAGGTTTCGCAGACAGCGACAGCTCTACGAAGATCATGCCATGAACTCGCGCCAGGTTCAGGGAAGAACCAGTCAACGGGCAGATCGCGACAAGCTGCGGACTCTTGCCAGTTCAGCATGAGATGCTCCAAGGTTGCCATCCACACTTCCCTGCTTCTTCTCGAGAATTCCACAGTAGGAATGCAAAGCGCAGGTTTGATGATGGGATCGCCATATCGTCGAGCGTCCAGCCCATCTCCGAGAGCCACTCTTCGTGGATCTGGTTGATCTGGGTCAGTCCGTGGTCTCCTGACTCGTCGTTCACTGCCAAAGCTTGACAGCGCGACTCCTTCCACATGACGCGTCCGAGGGTCTGTAGGACTTCTGTCCGATTGGGCCAGCCCATCTCTACGGCAAGCGGTAGCCATTCTTGACACTTAGTGTCGGGATCTATCTGGGCGAGCTGTACGAGCGTTGTAGTGGTCTCTGCGGGCTCGTCGTAGATAGTCGCGTTCTCCTCTGCGATCTGTTGAGCGATCTCGGCTTCACGGTCTGCGATCTGCTCGTCAGTCAGGGGAATGATCTGAACGGTCTGAGGGACTCTGACAGTGGTCTCTGGCGGTGACTCACCATCTGATCCGAAGATCACGACCAGGCTGAAATACGCGAAAGCGACGAACGCTAGGAACTTGAACGGGTGCATTATGTGCCTCCAGTGTCGGGGCTCAGCTTGTGCTGTGCTCTCTTGGCTGAATCAGTTGACCGAATCAGCGACGCGATGTCAAGTCATTGAGCGAAGATTCGAGCGAACGCTTCCTCGACAAGCTTCGGGGAGTCTGCCATAAGTGGCGAGATCTCAACATGAGTCCAGTCAGCTCCAGGTGTTCCTCCATTGCGTGTGGCAGTCCAAGCCTTCCAAGCGTCACGATCACATCGGTAGCCTGCTCCCCACTTTGTGAGACCAGTCAGAGGGCATCCAGTGCCATCGTACGCGTGGATCTCTTCAATGTTCAGATCGTCCCGATGCTCAAAGAGGAACTCAACGAGAGCCTTCCGCTGAGCCTTCGTACCCTTGAGATCTACAGCTCGCCAAGTGGCATGAACTGAGAGCTGCGGACCTGAACGCATCGGACGATTCGCATAGATGCCGATGTTCTTCACACCGAACAAATACTCACAGAACTCCACGAACCTTTTAGTGCCGGCGCGTGGTGTCGGATGGTTGCCTTCCTTGTTTCCCGTGTACGGTCTAGGGCTCATCTTTATCCTTGTCTTTCAGGCCATTAGATGCCAAAAGTCCTGTGAGAGCTCCGGCGAGCACGAGGAGAACGCTTGAGAGGGTCTCCCATGGCTTGGAGTCGTTCGGTGACACTTCAAGAGGCTGAACGACGAAAGTGAGTGAGTACAAGATCATCCCGACGGACATGATGAAAGTGAGCGACAGCGCGATCCCGACCATGAGGACTAGGCGCGCTTTGATCTCTGAGTTGGTAAGTCGTTTTCTCATGGTGTGGTCGCTCCGTTAGAAGTGTCGCATCGTGGCGCTTCAGGCTGGGTAACACAGTTACCTCGAGTTCGGTCACTGCATGAGGTGATCAAAAAAGTCATCGCGATGATGAGAGCTGCAGCGACGAGGAGAGTCTTCATTCTTCAATCGGTTCAATCGGTTCAGGACGGACAAGCGGTGACGGCGGTTCTTCATCGTGTTCCCAAATAATTAGGATTTCGTCAGAGACGACCCATCCAGAGTCAAAGCCTGCTTCAAGCAATAACTTGACCATTGGTGTTTCACCAATGTTTGACGATGTCATGCTGAGACCTCCAAAAGTGTGATCGTGCTGAGAGAAGCTGAGACTTGTACTTGCACGCTCGCCGCAGCAACATTGTTAGAAAACTGAGTCTTATATGTCGTGGCCGAAGTAGTCGCTGGGCTGTCAAGGTAAACGGTAGAACAACTGTTGGTCAAGTCTAAGGCTGTGCCGGTGTAGCCAATACCTGCACCGAATGTCGATATCACTGTCGCTCCACGAAGGAGACGAAGGTTCACACCGTTGAACACATTACCGTTGGAACGATAGACCGATCCATGAGCGACCATCACCAAGATTTTGCTGGTTGCGCTTTGTGGCGTGATGGTTGCGGTGAGTGTCGTGTCGGCGTAGGCAGTGGTTGAACTGCTTGTAATTGTTGAGGTTGTACCTTGAACAACTTGCAGGATGCGAAAAGCTCCTCTCAGCGCGTTTTGCTGGGCCGCAGTCAGGACAGCACCAGAACTGACCGCCGCTGGAAGGTTTGTAGGTGTAGCCATAATGTTTCTCCTTATGCGAGTCTATTGGTGTCAAGTATTCCGTAGGTGGAACTGTCCAATTCAAACGACTGATTATCCACTCCGGGGATGAGATCAAGGGTGACGACAGTGTCGTCAGGTGTGATCCCGATCGTGATCTTGCTGATCACAAGTTGTTCCCTCTGCTGTGTTGTCATTCCTGGCGCGACATAATCCACGACTGCGCGTTGCCACACTCCGAATTTCCCAGTCAACAACTTAGAGAACGCTGTCTCGGCGACCCCATCATCTATGGCATTCTTCAATACTGAAAGTGAGGTTTGAATCTTTTTTACGGTGTATCGAGCGGTCCCATATCGGTTTGACCAGAAGGACGCGACACGATCCACATCTGTCTGTTGTTCTGTGCAAGTGCTATTGAAAGCGACATTCCGAACTCCATATTTCTCGGTGCTAGTGCTGTCCACAGCTGTCACTTGAGTGAATAATTGGCGCTGATCTTGTGCAGTACAAGAGTTAATGACTTGATCAAAGTTGTATTGAACATCTATGTCCGAGTATGGGATTTCTCCGCTTGCGAGGGCTGCCGATTTATCTGAGAAGTTGTAGGTGGTTTTATCGGCATCGGTGCGGTTGAGTGCGAAATCTACATATTTCATATTCCATTGGAACCTTCCGGTCCCTGATGTGATGTTGGTAGTGAACACTGTCCCAGGGCCTGTGACTAGGAGGTTGTTGTTAATCCAGTCTCCGACTCGTCCAGCTGGGAAGTCATCGTTGGAGACAGTGGTTGACTCTGCGGTTACTGGTTGAGAACTGGCAAGTGATTCCACACTCTCTCCCAGAAATGGCATATCTACCCCTGAGTAGTAGACAGTTCCTGCCAAGCTGTACCCGTTGAGCATCAGCTCAATTCCTTGGGATGCAGGACTGGCGAGGATTGTGCCGGCGTAGGATGTTGTCGCCGAGGATCGTCCCGCGATTGTCAAGATGTCCACGAGGGTCAGAGTAAATCGGGATTCTTTGATCGATATGACTTCAATGTTGACATCGGAGACCATGCCACAGAAACTCGTGATGTAGCTCGAACTGTTGCTCTTGTTTTCAATGACGAACGCATATCTGAACCAGTCAACCGATGAAAAAGTTCCTGTACCGTTCGGGGTGAATGCTCCAGTGTTGTTATTGAGAACGATCGTCGCGGTGGCTCGTCCTGCTAGTCCGATTCCGACTTCTATGTTGATTGATGCCGCTTGTGTGTAACTTGTGAGGTCAACTGTGGTCGTCATGTTTGTGAAGTACTTGATCCCCCAGTCAATGTCAATAGCCATTAGAAGCGGACCGCCGTGTTGGTCGTGACAGCGAGAGCTCCGTTCTGCCTCACCCATTTTTGGAGAGCTGCGACGACAGCGTTCGGATCTGCTGAGGTGACTGTGATGTTGACTGTATTTCCACCCATGCTTCCAAGTCGGTCTAATGGGATGATGGCCTCTGGCCCTTTTTCGCCGATCATCGCGATCGTCGGGCCTGTCGTGATGCCTCCCTCAGCTAGTCGAGGCAATTTGACATTCGGGATCTCACCGAAGTTCACCCAAGGGCCTGCAGCCTTATCAATTCCGTCCAGGATGATGTTCAAGCCTTTGATGGCGAAGTTGAGTCCGCCTTCAAGACCTGCGATGACTGCGTTGATTACGCCTTTGAACGCTCCGCCGATACCGTCAAAGATTTTGACTCCGAGATCTTTGAGTTCTCCGAAGCCTGACTTAATTGCACCGAAGACGAATTTCACGGTGTCCCACCAGATGAGGAAGCCTGCCTTGATGCCGTCTATCGCTTTCCCGAAGATGTTGAACTTGACTTGTAGTGCGACAAGTGCAGCGATGATTGCGATGATGACGACTGCACCAGTGGCGACCCAGAGTCCGGAGAATGATACTTCTAGTGCTTTGTTGATGGCGAGAGTGACTGCTTGGATCGTGTTGTAAACGGCGAGCCCAGCGTTGAGCGCGATGATGGCTGCAGCTAACACTCCGATCGTTGCTCCGATGGCGACGACGAGGCCCTTGTTCTTTGATGCCCATGTCGTGAACTTGAGCAACTGTGGGATCAGTTTTTCGGCGAGTGGTGCGACAGCTGCACCGATGGATTCCTTGAGTTCGCCCATCTGAATCCCGAGGTTCTTCATCTTGCCCTGGGTCGTGTTCGCTGCAGTTGATGCTTGACCACTGAAAGTTTCGCCCATAGCTGCGAAGACTTCGTCAGTGGTTGCACCGTTCTCTATCAGTGTCGCAAGGGCTGGGTCTAGTGCTTTCAACGATTTGAAGTTGCCGTTAAAAGCTTTGGATAGTGCGTCGGAAACTGAGCCGAGATCCTTGCCAGTTCCGGCTGAGATATCTAGCGCGAGACCCATCAGTTCTTGGGCTTTTGTGATGTCTCCTGTGCCTCGAACAAGCGAGTCGAGAGCTGGGCGAAGTTCATCGTCGGCGACAGCTGCAGCGACCGAAGTCTTGGAGATGAAGTCTTCGACTGACTTGACCTGAGAGTCGGTCGCTCCGGTGACATTGGTGAGAGTGGTCGCGAGTTTTTGGGCTGCAGCGTCATCTTCTGCGAATGCTTTGACAGCGTCAAAAGCGACAGCGCCGACAGCTGCAAGAGCGAGCCCTGCTGGGACTGCTGCCTTCTTGATAGCGAAGGATGCTTTCTGTCCTGTGGTCTCTAGTTTCTGGAAGTCAGCGATGGCCTTGTTAATGCCGGCAGGATTCCACTCTGAAATGATCGGGAGGTTAATAGCCACTACTAAAACTCCTTCTGTGCATCAAGCATGAACTGCTGGATGATCGGCTGAAGTGCTCGTTCAGCATCTGCAGCCATTGACTCGACATCTTTCCACATATAGCGAGAAGGTGTCTCGATACGCGAGTCAAGCGCGCTAGCGAAGTTGGGTCGCCGATATTTTGGCTCTCGGCGCGATTTCGTTCCGCCAGCCTTGCCAGCCATGTCAGTGATCGCCACTGGAGCACCTTTAGTCACGACTCGAACAACTGCGATCTGTTCAGCTCCTGCAGTAATAGATCCAGTTTTTGGCTTGCGAGTGTTCAAGGAGATCTGCACCTTCTTCACTCCAGCCCAACCTGTGCGACCTCGGTGAGCCATACCGCTCAAAGGTGGCGACTGTGGAACTCGAGCATTGATCGCATCCACGAGAGGCTTCGCTGCTGCTTTAGTGTCTTTCAATAATGTCCGACGCATTGCAGGGTTCAGCTTCTGCATCTTCTTCAAAGCGTCCTGCAGACCGTAAGTATCAAGTCTCACATCTGCAGCCATTAGTTCTTCCGTCTTTGCTCATTGATGATCTGAACGCAAGTCGCCAGGTCATCCGTCTCGAATGTAATAGTCGGAGGCCAGAACCCAGTCTCAACTAGCAGAGCTGCTAGTTGTCGCCGGAAGCCTCCTTGGTAGGGACTGCGGACGCAGTCTCCACCACTTCTAGATCTTCTAACTTCTTGACAAACTCATCAAACGAGATCGCCACTGGATGGCCTTGTTGTTTACTGGCCTCATAGGCCATGTATGCGAGGTCTTCCATACCGAATCCGCTTGCAAGATCTGAGGCTCGTCGCTTCATCTTGCGTTCCCACGAGATGATTACGAAGAGGTTCGTAACCACTTGGTAGGTCTCGCCGTCGGCGAGCTTGACACTGAGTGTGAGTTTCATGGGTTCTCCTAGTCGGGGTTCGGATTATTTATGGATTACGGGGTGATATCTCGAGCGTATGTTCCGCCCTTGAAGGTTGCCTCGACAACTGAGAGCTCACCGACAGTTGCCATGATCGGCGTTACGGTCTCCAAGTAGCAACCTGTCAAGGTGTACTCAGGGTTAGATGCTGTCTCGGATGCGCCGGCAGGGCTGATGACGATTGTTGAAGCGACTCCGAACATTGCGTTCAGCATTGTTTCAACTTCGGTCGCGCCGTAACCTTGGAAGAGTGTGAGCGTGAGCTCATTTGAGTAGAGCCCAGCGGTGAAGGTGCGTGAGGTCTGACCGAAGGCCGTGTTCTCAAGTGCTTCAGCGGTGAGCGTCAAGGTCGCTGCACTGCAGTGATCGGTGAGCGTGTACGAGCTCGGGCTTGTGACGGTGACGGTGGGGTTGCTGAGGTAGGTGACTGTTGCTGGCATGGTTTTGTCCTTTATACGCGGCTAGTGCCGATTCTAATTGTGAGGTCGTAAGCAGGTAACTCTGCAGACCCGATCGATGCGATCGTAGGTCTGCCAGATACAACTGCGAGGGAGGAGTTCATGAGTGTGTCAACGACTCCGAGTATGTAGTCCGTAGTGTCTTGGTTGCCGGGTGGCGCGCCCAGGACTCGGAGATCAATCGTGATGTCCGCTGTCTGATTATTGAACGCACTGAAAGTAGGAAGCTCAATGAATACAGTAAGAGGTCGAGCGTTCCGAGGATCAGTGACCGGCACGAGGCCGAGAGCTGTGATCGTCGCTGAGACAGCGTTGATCGTGTCTGTGAAGATGCCTGCCATCTCATGCCACTTGCGATCTCTTGATGCCGAGCAACTGGTTAATCCGACCCATTGATGCGACTGGTGCAGAGATGTTCATGTCTTGGAAACTGTTGAAGGAGTCAATGCTTCCGCGCTCGCGATACAAGCTCGCAGCCATAAGCACCACTCCAGCCTTGACTGCAGCGTCGGGGACGGTCGTGAGACTGTCGTGATAGCCGGCCTGCACTCGTCGCTTGAATGACCATGCATTTGAAGCATTGACTGATGAGGTCATGAATGCTGTGTCGTTCGCGGTCGCTCCACTGATGCCGAGGAACTCGGTGAGATCGGCGACGGTGATCCAGGTGCAGGTCTGAGTCCAGACGAGCGAGCCGACTGGATCAACTGCTTCTCGAGCAAGATCTGCTCCGACATCTTGGAAGAGTAACTGGTTCGGGACGATGACATCAGGGTTGAATAGATAGTCACCTTGGTCATCTGTTCCGATGAAGAGGTAGGTCGGTACAGCGAAGACGACATGACTGCCGTTGAGCTGTGCTGCACATCCTGAAAGTGTGATCGTTTGACCGACAGCGATGTCAGTTGATTCGAGAGTCTGAACGACGGCAACATTGTCTAGCACCATTTGATGCGTGACTGTGTATGTGGCCATCGTTCAGATCTCTCTCTTCGTCAATCGGTTCAGTCTTTGGTGACGAACTTGGTTCCGTCAATCATGACCGAGCTGAAGTAGCCGCGGAACTTGATAACGCGACCAAGTGCTCCGTCAGCCAGTTCAACCGATACAGCGCCCTTTTGCTGTTCCCAGCATTCGAAGCCACTGCTGTCACCGACATACGGTGAGTTGACTGTGATGTTGCGGTCAACCACAAGCGACAAGCCGAAAGCGTTGCCGTTGAAAGTTGATGCAGATGCGCCAGTTCCGACTGCGTTCATTGGGCCGACATTCGGGAACAACGGCCGACCAGCAGTGTCAACCAATGCGCCGAGTGACGCGTAGTACGAGGGACTGAGGATGAGCACATTCGGGAGGTTGCCGTTGCTGTTGGTGAGGATCTGCTGTGCAGCTCCGTAGATGAATGAGACCCAGTCGGCTGGATCGGTGACATCGGCGAGGACCTCAGTCTGAGTGACTCCTGCTTCAAATGTTGCACAAGCTGCAGCGTCGGTCTCGTTTGCGTAAACGCGTCCCATGTCGTCAATCAATGCACCAAGGACTTCGGGTGAGGTCATGTCCATTGACTCTTCCGAGAGCTTGACATATCCGCCGTAGAGGGCCTTGGTGACTTGGATGTCGTCAACGACAAAAGTTCCTTGATCGAGAGCTACTAGCTCGCCGTTACTTGCGCCGATGGTCGTGTGAGTTGTGACCTTGGGTCGAATCCAGACCTTGCCACTAGCCGGCATCTGGCGGACTCCCATTGCGGACACGAGCGGACGCATATTGATGAAGTTGTTGTAGATCGGCGAAACGATCGGTACTGGCAAGATGCCTGGTGTGTCGGTCGTGGTGACATTCGGTGCAGCTGCAACGATGCGCTGGTTGAACTCAGCGAACTCGCTACCGCCAGCGACGAACTTGACCATGTATTCGGCAGCGGTCGGGAGTTTGAACTCACGCTTCGGTGCTGCATATTGGATCGGAGCAGTGGGTACTGCTGCTTCTAGTGCTTCTGACATTTCATCCTCCTCGGATGGTTGGGTTGGGTTGGGTATTACTTCTTCTTCGTCGGGTGCTTCCTCTTCGGGTGAAGAGGCTGCGACTGAATAGACCTGGGCTGATTCGTAAGCTCCGACGGTGACAACCGACAGCTCGACGAACTTAGCCTCAGAGACCTCTAGCGTCCCGTCTGCGAGGCGCTTGAACTTGGTCGGCACTGCGCCAACACTGACGGAATCTAGAGCGCCATCGGCGAGCAGTGCGAGAGCGTCATCAGCTGCACGAGTCGCGCTGAGTTTGGCGACGAACATCATGCCCTCGGCAGTGGA